AGACGTGCAGCTTCGGGCTGCCGAGATGGTGGCCCGCATCGCGAAAGCGCACGCCGCCTACCACCGTCATGCAGTAGGAGATGACCTGTGAGCCGCGCCGTGTTCGAGAGCGCCCTGCGGATTCATGCGCACCGCATCAACACCGTCTGCCCGGCCACGCGCCGGCTGGCACGGCTCATGTGCATCAAGCTGGTTCTGAGCCAGAAGGGGTCGTGATGGACGACAGGCCCAACCAAGGCGCACTCGGCAGTAGCGAAGTGTGGCGCATCAACAGCACCGCTCTCAAGATCAACGAGGCATTCGACAGCGCACGGTCAGCGGCTCGCGATGAGGCGCTTTGGCTGTCTGCGAAGTGCCGTGAACTGCTGGCGGACAACGACCGGCTGCGCATCGAGAACGAGAAGTTGCGCGCCGCCTCCAGTCAAGGGTCTGGCAGCCCGTCGCCCATGTTCAAGGTCGGTGACCGCGTGCGCAGCAAGAAGCACGAGGCGCACGGATGGACCGATCTGGTGGTAGTCGCACTAAACCACAACGGCCGTGCCGATTTGCTGCTTGCCATAGCTGATGGCGGCAAGCGTGGCGGCTTCTACCTCTCAGATCTCGAACACGCTGAAGGGAGCAAGACATGAAGACCTATGTCGTGACCCTGATCTACCCGAGCCCACTCATCGGCACGGAGCGTCATGAGGTCGAAGCCGGCTCCGTCGAACTCGCGCTGGCGAAGGCCAAGCGGCTGACCAAGGTGCGCGGCTGCTCCGGGACGGTTCGCGCCGCTCCGGCGACTGACACATACCACCCGCCGGCCGCTGTCTGCACCAACTGGGCACTTTGGGGAACGCTTCCGGCATTGAAGGAGCACGCATGAGCCCGCTGACCGTTGATGACTTCGTGGCCGCCTGCGCCTTCGTGCTGCTGTGCATTGCCGGGGCGTTGGCATGAGGCCGCCGTTTTTACAAAACCCCTGGGCCCACTACACGCAGCGCCAGCAGCGCGACCTGTACGCAGGCCACGCCATCTTCGGCTATCGCCGCTGGAGCCTATGGCGGGCGCTGGTAACGGCCATTCGGAGGAAGTGACATGACACGACTGCGCGACATCGCCCACGCCATACGCCTTGCCTTCGACGCAGGGATGGCCGCCTACCACATGGCCCGGTATCGCCAGAAGCGCCGAGCCAACCTCATCAACCACCCGGATCCGTTCTGAGCCATGAGCAACGTTGCAGCCGCCTTCGTCAAGGCCAAGCGCGCCTTCGGCCCCGTGCTGAAGGACAAGACCAACCCCGCCTTCCGAAGCAAGTACGCCGACCTTGGCGCCTGCCTGGAAGCGATCGACAGCCCATGCCTGGAAAACGGCCTCGCCGTCTACCAAGAAACGTCCGAGGACGCGACTGGGGTGACCGTCGAGACCGTGTTCCTGCACGAGTCCGGCGAGATGCTCAGGTGCGGCAAGCTGCACGTACCGGCATCGAAGCAAGACCCGCAGGGCTACGGCTCCGCCTTGACCTACGCGCGCCGCTACAGCCTCATGGCCGCCTGCGGTATCGCGCCGGAGGATGACGACGGCAACGCCGCAAGCAAGCCCGCCAAGGCCGCCAGCCGGCCGGTGCCGCCTCCGAAGCGCGGCGCGCACGCCGACGTCCTTGCCGCAGAGGCCGACAACATGCCACAGGTCTGGAAGGACCACCTGAACGAAGTGGCCGAGCGCGTGTGCGTCATCTTCGACGCCAACGAAGAAGACGGGCCGAAGGCGGGCTATGAACTGATCGCCAAGGAGAACCTTGACGACGTGCAGAAGATCTACCTGAGCGCCATCCTGCCATCTGGCGTGCGCAACCCGATCAAGGCGTATTCGCAGGCCCTGCATGCATCGAAGAAGGAGGCGGCAAAGGCATGAGCAAGCCAGCCGTATTCCGAGAGCGCGTCCTGGCCGCCCTGTCCGCCGACAAGAGCCCTGCCGGCCTGCTAGTGCCCGAGATCGCCGAAGCAACCGGCCTGACGCGCCGCCAAGTGTCCGACGTGATCCTGGCCGCCGGGGCACTGATCCACCGCTTCGGCACGTACAACGCCGTGATGCGCTACGTGTCGCCGGAGCGCGTGGAGGAATGCCGCCCGGCATACGAGGCGCTCATGGCCGCGCATAAAGCCGCAGTGATCGAGCGCAGGCGCCAAGGCAGAGCTCGGCGTGAGAAGCGGCGATACCTCCGGCTCCACCCGAACTGGAAGCCGCGCGCTGAGAAGCCGCGGGCAGAACCGAAGCCGAAGGCCGCGCCCAAGCCGAAGGCGGCGCCCAAGGCAGAGCCCAAGCCACGGCACCGCCAGAAGCCGCCGTCAGTCTCCGCGCCGGTCACCATCAGCAAGAAGCCGCAGGAGGCGTGGAAGAACGCAGAGCCGATCATCCCGCCGCACGTCAAGGTGCAGAAGCTGCCGGGGTGCCCGCCGGATCACCGGTTCCACGTCTCACCCCATTTCAAAGGTGACTTCTCGAAGGCTGGCATTGGCCGATACGTGGAGGTGGCGTGAGCACCGACCGTGAACTGCTGGAGTTGGCCGCGAAGGCTGCGGGGATCTGCGGCAGGTGGGCTCGGCGGCGCTTTGGCAACGCGAGCGACTGGTCAGAGTACTTTGTGGTTGGGCCGCGCGTAGGAAAGGTCTGGAACCCGCTCACCGACGATGGCGATGCGCTGCGGCTGGCTGTGAGGCTGCAGCTAACCGTCTGCAACGAGCACCTTACCGCAGGGGCAGCGTATTGCACGAAGGGGCTCGACTGGAGCGGCCCAACAGAGGATGCACGCTTCCCACAGGTGCAGGAGGTTGTCGATGGGGACTACGCAGTCACCCGCAGAGCCATCGTTCGTGCTGCAGCCGAGATCGCGAGGCACTCCACCAAATGAGCCTGACCCGCAGCGGCTTCAAACGCCCACAGTACGAGCGCCCACCCAGAGCACCGCTGGTGCCGGTAGAGCGTCGCGGCGTGTATGCGCCTGTGTCGCAGGAGGTGGTGGTGGTGCCGAAGGACAAGCGCGAGTTGGCGCCAGGCGATGAGGCGCGGCTGTGGGCGCATGTGCGCACCCTCCCGTGCGCTCACTGCTGGCGCGAGGGTGGCACAGAGGTTAGCCACAGCAACCAGTTGGCGGATGGAAAAGGCCGCGGGCTCAAGTCGAAGCCGTGGCGGGTCGCTGCGTTGTGCCACTTCTGCCATGTGCTGATCGACAGCGGCAAGACGCTATCGAAGAAGGAGCGGCAGGAAGCTTGGGACGCCGCGCATCGGCTGACGATTGGCTGGCTGTTCGAGAGAGGGATGGTGCGACCGACATGACCTACATACACATCAACCGCCCCAAGACAGAATCCTTCTGCGCACTCAACCACTGCCCGGTATGCGAGCGTCCGCGCCGGATGCTTGGCCTATTCGCCGAGTGGTACGGCACGACGTGGACATGCTGCGGCTGCGGCGATGAGTGGCAAGACGGCGAGATGCTGGAGCGCCCATTCGCTCCTGGCTGGCGAAAGCGAAACGTCGAGTACGCCCGCCGCAAGCTCGCCGAGATTGGACTGCAAGCATGAGCGGCGGCCGGTTCATCCTTCAGCACGAGCTGGCGAGAAAGCGCGCTCTCGCCTATGTCGCCGACTGTCCAGCCGGATGGGTCGTGACCGTCAAGCCGCCAACCCGCAGTCTTGAGCAGAACGACAAGATGTGGGCCGTCCTGACAGACCTTGCGCGACAACTCCAATGGCACGGCCAGTACCTGACGAAAGAGGAGTGGAAGGATGTTTGTACAGCAGCCCTCAAGCGTCAGAAGGTCGTCCCTGGCATCGACGGCGGCTTCGTGGTCATCGGCGCCCACACGTCGCGCATGAGCAAGTCCGATGTGTCCGACGTGATCGAGTTTGCACAAGCCTTCGGCGCCCAGCACGGCGTGATGTTCCACAACGAGGCCACAGCATGAACGACTGGCGTCTAGGCTCCATCACGCAGCCCCAGAAGCCGCTCGGCCCTGCGAGCGACATCAGGCCCGGAGACCGCATCCGGGTGAAGGACTACCCCGAATGGCCTGCGTACACCGTCATATCGGTGAAAGGCGGTCAGGTGGAATTTCGCGTTGACAGGCAGCGGAGAGGATTCGTGCCGGTTGGTGGAGTGGAGAGGGTGTGAATGAGCTGGCTTTGTTCGCGGGCGCTGGTGGAGGACTACTTGCTGGGCACCTGCTTGGATGGCGAACTGTCTGTGCAGTTGAGCGCGACCCCTATGCCGCATGCGTTCTTGTCGCTCGACAGAATGATGGGTCGCTGCCGGCTTTCCCGGTATGGGATGACGCTCGCACCTTTCACGCCAGACCGTGGCGCGGCGTTGTTGACGTGGTTTCTGGCGGCTTCCCGTGCCAGGCGTTCAGTAGCGCATCTCGCGGACGAGTCGTCAGCGAAGACCTATGGCCGGAGATGCGACGGATCGTGGCAGATGTCGCTGCCCCATGTGTCTTTGCCGAGAACGTTTCGGAAAGAGCAATTGAAGCGGCGGCAGACGACCTGCAAGCGATGGATTATTCCGTCAGATGCATGCCTCTTTCCGCGGCGGACGTGGGTGCTGACCACCTTCGGCGAAGGTATTGGCTACTTGCATACGCCAACCGTCACCGCGAACTACTCCGCACCATCCATGCAGAAGCATCCAAGCGCCAGAGCCTTCGTCCGGGTGTTTGGGAAACCGAGCCGATCAGCGCACGAGTGGTTGATGGGCTGGCCTACGGGTTGGACGGCGCTCGAGCCGCTGGCAACGGGCAGGTTCCATGCGTGGCTGCAGCAGCATTCGCCGCTCTCACCGCCGCGTTTGAGTGAGCGCCGCACCCGTGATCGCGAGGCACGTTCGGCAGAAACGCCGGTTGATGGGGTCATCCGTGCCATGACATCGAAAGCCATGGCGAAGGAGCCGACATGAGAACCCATGGGCACTTTGTCGGCAGCAAGCCTGGCGATCCAAGGCCGCCCGGATACAGCGCTTGGGCGTCGATGCGCAAGCGCTGCAACAACCCAAAGACAAAGAACTACAAGCACTACGGAGGGCGAGGAATTCGCATTTGCGAAAGGTGGGACTCGTTCGCCAACTTCATCGCCGACATGGGACCACCACCGGCCGGCACAAGCCTTGACCGCATCGACGTGAATGGGAACTACGAACCAAGCAATTGCCGATGGGCAACTTGGGAGCAGCAGCACAACAACAGGCGCAACAACAGGCTGATCACGATTGCCGGACGGACCCAGGGAGTAACCAAGTGGGCCCGTGAGCTTGGGGTATCCAGGTCAGTGCTACTGAAGCGCCTTGCTCTTGGCTGGCTGCCATTTGAGCCAACCCCAATAGGACTTGGAGAACCCGCATGACGAACACCGCATTGCCACCGCTGCCGAGAGCGTTCGTTCCCGGCGACGAGTTCAACCCCCGCGACTTCTACACCGCCGACCAGATGCAAGCCTACGCACAAGAAGCAGTGCGTGCAGCGCTTGCCAGCAAGCCCGATGCTCGGATGCATGCGAGGGAGGCGGCGGCCGAGTGCCAACACTGGCACGGCTCGTTCTGCGGCAAGGATGGCCCATGCTTCCGACCGCATTGCAAGCCCCAGTCACCCCCTGCCGAGAACGCCGATTTCGGCGACCCACGACGAGCGATGACCGAAACGGAGTTGCAGGAGTTCTGCATCGCACTGAGTTTCGAGCAGGACGACTACACCGAAGAAGTCATCCGCGCGGTAGAAGACCGGATGCTGGCAAAGCCGTTGTTTGTGGCCGCCCAATCATCTCCTGTAGCTCCAGACGTGGAGGGGCTGAAGGCGGAGTGCAAGCGGCTGGTCTACAGCCTCCGCGATGAGGTTTGGCAGTCTGCGCGCGGCGACGAGAATGTTCACGTCGGCGCCAAGATGGCGCAACTGCTGGCCGCAATCGATGCTCTCTCAGCTCATGGGGTGAAACAGCCGGAGCCTGCAGACGCGCTCGATGCGAAGCGGTATCGGTGGCTGCGCGAGCAGCATGAGGGACACGAAGAACTTGCTTTCGATGCCGATGGCCTGCCGACGCCGATGGCACCGACCGCGCTTGCATTCACCGTGTTCCGGCCCGACGAAACGGGCGACGAGTCTCTGGTTCCGGTCGGATGCATACCCGGCGAGCTTGACGAGGCCATCGATGCGGCCATGTCGAAGGAGCAGTCATGACAGAGCGCGAAGCGTTCCTCAACTGGGCGGCCGAATACCACCCCGAGTGGAACCACGAGCACGATGTTTGGGCGCAGACCGCCTGGGCCGCATGGCAAGCCAGAGCCTCCGCCCCCATCCCAGCAGGGGAGCCGGTGGCGTGGACCCTGACCGAGACGCTAACGAAGCGGGAGACGACGACGCGCGGCCACCTATGGTTTACGGACCCCGTAAATTCGTTGTGGACGCCGCTCTACACCTCCCCTCCAGCCCCACCAGCACCCAAGGTGGTGCCGCTGTCGGAGGAGCGAATCGCGGCCGAGTTCAAGCGCATCCAAGGCGACGACGCCGAGTCGGCTGCGTTCGACTTCTTCGACTTCAGGCACGGCGTGAGGTTCGCGGAGCGCGCCCACGGCATCGAAGCCGCTTTCTCTGCCGCCCCTTCAGGCCACAAAGATGACAACGGAAGTGCAGCAGACTAGTCTCACGCTGTCCGACGAGGACTTGGTGAGGCTCACAGGTTACAAGCACGGCAGCCGTCAGGCACGCTGGGTACGGGACAACCTTGGCCTAGAACCAATGATCGGTGCCGACGGCCATCCGCGCTTGACCTGGGCCATCGTTGAACAGGCCGCGCTGGCGCGCCGAGCCGGAGCAACGGCGACCGCCACGTCGCCGGCAAGCGTATCCTCATTGCCGCAGCCGAACTGGCGGCGCGCTGCGTGAAAGACACCATGGGACGAAAGAGGGAGCGCGAGTCTGGGATGGGCCTGCTGCCACGCATGGAGGCCATCGTTGGCAAGCGCACAACGTCATACCGCTACCACCCGAAGGGTGGAAAGCCGATCCCGCTTGGCACGGATCGCATTGAGGCCATCCGCAAAGTTCTGGACCTACTTGGCCGCGCGCCTGACACCGGCACGGTGAAGTGGGTCTGGGAGAAGTACAAGGCCCACCCTCGCTTTCTCAAGCGCGCCGAGGCGACTCGCGAGGACTACGAACAGTGTGCCGTCCAGATCCTCGCCGTGCTGGGGTCTATGCCGATTGGCTCAATCGACACAGCCACCGTAACCCGATATATCCACGTCGAGCGTGCGGATTCACCAAGCCGGGCCAACCACGAGAAGGCGCTGCTGTCCAACCTATTCAGCCTGGGCGTGCTGCTTGGGGTCTGCAAGTCCAACCCTGCCAAGGAGGTTCCGCCGCACGAAACCGAGCCGCGCACAGAGGCGCCAGACCCACTCCTGCTGGCGCGCTTCCTTCGCTGGGTATCAGAGCAAACGCCGCAGCGACGCATCATCGGTCTGGCGGCCCGCTACGCCTCTCTGGCCGGCAACCGAAAGGTGGAATTCCTGGACCTTGCGTGGCCGCAGGTTGATCTCGACGCCGGCCAAGTGCGGGTGAAGCGCGCGAAGCAGCGCGGGAAGAAGCGCGGCGAGGTGGTCGAGGTGATCGCCATCACCCCGGCGCTGCGTGCGTGCCTGGAGGAACTGAAGGCCCTGCGCCGCGGAGACTGCCTCTACGTCTTCCCGACCCGGGACAACAACGCCTACTCCGCGCGCGGCTTCAAGACCCTGTGGCAGCGCATCGTGCTCAAGGCCATCGCGGAGAAGGTCATACCGGCAGAGGCGCGCTTCACGTTCCACGACCTGCGCGCCTACTACGCGACGGCACACAAGGAGCAAACCGGCGAACTGCCAGACCTGCATAAGAACCCGGAGACCACCGCACGTGTATATGACCGAACGAAGGTGGTGAAGCGGTCGGCTCTTTGAGATATTCCAAAGTTAGGAATATTCGCCTGTATGGGCTATCAGTGGTTGTCAGCGCGGCCGCGCTTTTGTTCAACGCTGACAAGGAGTTAGATTGGGGTGGCTGATGGGACTCGAACCCACGACAACAGGAATCACAATCCTAGGCCACAACCCAGTATTGGCGCGGGCTGGCACATGACTCTTTGGAATATTTGCGCGATTATGTAGCACGAAAAGGCGCGGGCCGCAGAGTCTCAATTCCAACGGATGCCCACCCGCAAGCGCCCCACCACACCGCCGAAAGGAACGACATGACCGACGAGTCGCTCTACGACCACCTGCTGTGGCTCACCGCGCTAGTGGCGGTGGCTGTTGGGGGTATCGTGGTTTGGCTGATGGATCGCAATGACCAGCCGGAGTCGGGCAGTGATTGGATCGACCGGCAGTGGTGATCGCCATAGCCTTCTCGTCTTCGTGGCAGCCGCGGAGGCACCAGCCAATGGCAAAGCCGACGACGACCAGCAGGACGGCGATGACGTCCATCATCTCAAGTGCCACCGCAGTCCTGCCCGAGCCCGATGAGGGCGGCGTGCAGATCGTCTCTCGTGATGCCGTGTGGCGAGGTCACGCTGCCCGACGCCAACGCCTTTTCCATGCGGGCGATGTCAATCCGCGGCGCCTCCGTGAGCCGGTCATACCGCGCAGCATCTCCAAGCCGGTCCAGTTGAACGCGGTGGAGCGCTCGCCTCATCTGCTCAACGTCGCAGTGATCGGCTTCAGCCGGCAGAAAGCACCACAGTCCGTTGACGGACAGCCATGCACCAGTGACTCCACGAGTGGATTCTGTCAATGCCATGAGATCGGCTGCGGCTTGTATGGTGGGATTACAGGTCATGGCTAGTTCGCCAGCAGTGAGCGCCGCTTGTCGCGGCTGTTTTCGGTGTACCTGCCGCGCGACCACCCGCCGCACGAGCCACACTGGTAGCGCTTGTACTGCCCGCTCTGGGTGAGGGCTATGCCACGGCTCTGGAGGGTTGGTGATCCGCACTTCGGGCAGCGCCGCGTGTCGTCATCGTCGTAGGCCGCGACGTTGGGGTGGCCTACGATGTAGGGCCGCAGCTTCAGGTACACCTTCTCGGTGGCCCGGATGTCGATGTCGTTGTACTTGCGCATCTCGGCCCACGCTGCCGGGTTGTCGGCTAGGCACTCCGTCCACAGCTCGAAGCCGGGGAACTTCTTGTGGTCCGACTTCGGCGTGTCGGTGAGGATGTCGGAGAGCCACGCCAAGCGGTTGCTGGTGAACCGTGCGATGCGCTGGGCCTCGAGCTTCGTGTCTACCACCTTGTACGGCGACGGCGGCGGCATGTCGTACTCGATGAAGCGCGCGTTGATCTTCTTCACATCGAAGGCGACGCCGTTCTGGGCGACGACGATGTGAGCCTCGTCCAGCACGGCCCACAGCAGTTTCATCAGGGCCTTGTCGTCGCGGACCTTGCCGACCCCTCGCCCACCTGTGTTGTGGTGGACAACCCGCTTTTCGTGCAGCCACTTGTAGGAGAAGGAAAGGATGCTCCAGTCGGTATGGATCTGGTTGACCGAGACCGTCTGCTTCCAGAGGCTCCATACGTAGGCCAAGATTGGCGATGTCTCGATGTCGAGGGTCACTATCTTGGCGTCATGGGCCATCACCGCCTCCGTTTAGGCTTCGGCTCCGGCGCTGGCTGCAGCACCGTCATAGACCGAACCATTGCGAGAGGAATCTGGTCCCTTGCGGCCACGGACTCCGGATGCCACGCTTGCGTCAGGATGATCCCCTCTTGCGTGTGGCTAAGAAGAAAGCCGACCTGATGAACGAGGTGCGGCTTGTAGGTGTGGTCGGCGTTCTCCGTCCACGGGTGGCTGTCACGAACTAGTGCGTCTTCCCAGACGATTGCCACGATTGGCGGCGGGTCGCTCATTGCCATTCCCCTGTTGCGATCTGGCGGGCCATCTTCCTGGCTCGCTTCGGCGTCTGCTGCGCCCACTTGGACAACAGCATCAGGTGCGCCGCATGTTCGTAGTGCTCATCGCGGATGGCCGCTAGCGTCTGCTGGAAGCCGAGCAGCCCGCCGATTCCCATCTGGAAGGCCATGTTGAGCAGCGCCCCCTGTCGGGCTTCGTTCAGGCTGCGCACCCACGGCAGCGCCTTCGCGATGTCGTGCAGGGTTCGCTCGATGTCGTTGCCCAGAAGGTGCAGGGCCTCCTCCTCGCTGATCCCGCCGCCCCTGCGGTCATCGATCAGCCGGCCATAGCCAATGGTGAGGTAGCCCAGGTGGTCCTTGTAGGCGTGCAGAACCAGCCCCTCGTCTACCTTGAGCTGGGCGGCGAGGTGCTGTTTCAGGTCCATGGCCGCGCCTCAGTGCAGCAGGTAGCGCCAGGTCGTCGTGCCAGGCAGCGGTGGCAGGAGGTTGGTGTGGCAGTTGAAGCCGCCCGCCGTGCATGCCGCGATGGCGGCCTCGAACTCAGCCTGATCCCAGCCGTTCCAGTAGTCGGCATGCGCCGAGGTGCCAGCCGGTGCTCCTGCTTGGTCGCTCGAGAGGCGCCAGCGCAGGGCCTCGCCAGCCTCCAACACCTTGTACTGGAAGACCTGCGTGACCTCCGGAATGGCGTACGGGTGTGTCGCCGGGCACTTGCCGCCGGATGGCTTTGTGACGTGGGACTTGTGGTCGGCCGAGTCGCGCAGCGGGTATCCGTCAGGATCCACCGCGACGCACTGCGGGAACGCGACGATCATCCATAGGGTGGAGCCGGCCGCGCAGTCCGGAATGGTCTTGTACGAAGGCAGGTTGCCGTTGCACTTGAACTCGTACGGGCCAGCCAGTTCGGTGTTCGCCATGTTGCCGGCGATCATCGAGAAGCCCGGGGGCGGCGCCTTGATGTTCAAGCACTCGGCCGAGGTCAGGCCGTATCCGCACTTGTAGTACATGAGCGCCCCGCTCGGCTTCACGACCGCGCCGTTTGCCGTGTCCACCATCAGCGGCATCCAGTAGGCCGACTGGTTGACGCTGCCGCCGGCACAGGTCGAGCCCGGGCCGCGAAGATCATCCGCCGTCGTGTGTGCCGTCACGCCTGCATTGCCGACGAAGGTGTGGCCGTGCGATCCGCCGGGAATGTTCGGCTTGACCAGCGGGTCATCCCAGGCCGTGTGCGAGAACTTGCAGGTAAACCGCAGCGCGCCCTGTACATCTGCAGCCGGCCGCTCGCCATAGAGCGCTGCGTTGGCGTCGCGCCACTTCGGCGCGGTCAGCGGCGTTGCGCGTTCCGGCACCGTGGCGGTGTCGATCTCCGGCATGTGGCCGGCGTGTCCGTAGCCGGCAGGGGCTCCGGAGACGCCAGCGTAGGCCGCCCAGCACGCCAGCCCGGCCGCGATGGCGATGGCTGCGCGCTTCATGCCGACACCCCGCTTGCGGCCGCAGCCGGTTCGGTCTTCACCGGCGCGAGTTGCCGAAACTCGCAGTTCATGCCGTGCGGGCAATAGGCCATGCCGCCGAGCTTGAAGCTGGAGCACCCAGCCAGCGCGAGCACGGCAGCGAGGATCAATAGGGGTCTCATCTTTCGTCGTCCTTCATCGGCTGCGTGTCTTCGAACTCCGGCGCGAACTGCTTGATGACGCGCGCGATCACGCCGGCCACAGCCAGCCCAGCGGTGATCTGGTTCAGGAGGTGTTCAGGCAACTTCGCCACGATCTCGGGCGGCAGTGCGGCCCAGATGCCCTGCACGGCTGCGATGAGCGCCAGCACTTGCACCACGTACATGCGGTGGGCCTGGCCCACGTTGGAGATGAGTTTCATTTGGGCGGCCCTTTAATCTTGTCTCTCCAGAGCACATACCACTGCGTGGCCGCATAGCCAGCGACGATGAGGCCAGACGCGATGCCAACCAGCGTCTGCACCTCGCCAAGCTTCCATGAGCCAAACCAGCCAAGGATGACGGTAGCCGTCTTGATGGCAATCGTTTGCCAGGAGTCGTGGTGCTCTGTCATGGCTGGCCTACGATGACGTGTATCCAACGATGGAGATCGCGAGCGACCCGCCAGCAACAGCAGACGCCCAGGTGAGCGCCGTGTTGGAGTTGATCGGGTACAGCGTGACCGTCGTCCCGTTCACATAGCCGACCACGGCCGTTGCGAACAGGGTGCAGGGACCGACGATCACATGGCCCGTCACGCTGAAGGGGAGCGTGATTCGAAACGTCCCCGTGCCGGCCGCCGACCAGTTGATGGCGCCGAAGTTGTGCTCGAGCAGAAAGAACGTGTGGTTCTTGATCGCCGGGGCGACAAAGCCACCCACGGCGGTTGGCGATGTCGGGTCACCCGTGCTCCCGTTGATCGTGAGCGTCAGGTCTTGCGTGTTGTCGGCGTTGTACGGCTGGCCCGAGTTGTTCGTGACCGTCAACTTGGCAAAAGTCGGCGTGTCGTATGCGACCTGATCTCGGCAGTTCTTGAACTTGGTTTCCTGCTGGGCCGTCAGCAACACCGAGTCATTGCTCGTCGGCTTGATGACCCGCATGTTCTCGAACAGCGTCTGATAGATCGTCCCAGACGAGCCCATGACGATGGAGCGGGTCTTGGTGTTCGCAAGGCCGATGTGCTGGCCGCTGATGAACTCGTGGCCGGTGCAGTTGCCGGTTACTGTGTCGTTGATCAGCAGTTCCTGCGTGACGTTGCTAGCGCCCTGCGGCTCAAGCGTGTAGTCGCGGAAAACGTTACCGTGGCCGCCGTCGATCTCCAGCAAGCTCGTGGAGCTCGTGCCGGCGTTGTTGAAGCAAACCAGGTACAGGAACGTGTTGTCAGAACTGTTCTCCACCTTCACCGCCGACGTGGCGCCGTGGTAGTGAACGCAGTTCTTGGACGACCCCGTGTAGCACGTCTTGATGTGGAGCGCGTAGCCGGTTCCTCCGCTGGAAATGACGTGATCGAGTTCCCAGTAGGTCAGGTTCTCGCAGTAGATCTGCGTCGTCGTCGCGAGGGCGCAGCGCAGATCGCGCACGATGACCTGATCGACCGCACCCTGCGAGACGCCGATGATCTCCAGGCAGCGGGCTGCCAGGCTGTCGCCATTGAGCAGGAGACCTTCCAGCGTGACGCCCGAGTAGGCCCCGCTCGGATAGCTCACCAGCGCGCTGCCGGCGAATCCGGACTTCGCCTTGATGATGGTGCTCTCGCGCTTGGCCCCAAGGAGCGTCTGCTGCGTTTTCGGCAGCAGAGGCCCGGTGACCATGTACGTCCCCTCGGGGAAGAAGATGAACTTGGCCCCGCTATCGCACGCCGCCTGCAGCGCCGTTAGGTCGTCCGTCGTTCCGTCGCCGGTGGCGCCAAAGTCCTTGACCGAGACGAAATCCGCATTCTTCGCGTGCTGCGTGCGTGCCGTGCCACCCGTCAGCGGCGACTTGACAGCCACCAGCGCGTCACCCACCGTGACCGTGCCGGCGCTGGCGAGGTTGGAGGCAAACGCAGACAGCGAGGCAGCAGCAGCGGAAGAACTGGCGGAAGCCGAGTCGTAAAGTTGGCGAATGAACGCATACGCCGTGCGGAGGTGGTTATCCCCCTCGGTCGGAGCCTCACTCCCGCTGGGACTATTGCTGGCGGGGGTAGTCGAGAGATCGGTAATTGCGTTTGGCACAGGCACGGCGCGGCCCCTTTAGATGGTGCAGCCGGGCTGCGTCTGACGCTTTGCCGCGAGATATGCGGCGTGCGCCTCTTCTGGCGTGTCAAACAAGCCAAGGTCTGCCTTGTATTGCCGTGAGTTGATGCAGGCGCGCCACTTCTTGCATCGCTTATGCCAAGACACGCCAAGGAAGCCAGATGTGTTTGAGCACCCGGGGGCGCGCCTGTTCTGCATGTTGGTGTTGCGGTCGGCATCGCGTAGATTGGCAATGCGGTTGTCGCCGCGATGGCCGTTTATGTGATCGATCAGCTCGGTCGGCCAAACCCCATACACATAGAGCCACGCCAAGCGGTGCGCCAAAAATGCTCGCCCGTCAATGGTGATTCGGCGGTAGCCGCTCGGATGGGCACTGCCCGCCAAGTCGCCGTTGCGGACTCCGACACGACGCTGCCCGCACCAATGAAACTCACCCGTATCCTGGGAGTACGAGACAACCTCTTTCAGCCGCTCTTGGGTTAGGGAATTGTTTGCGGTAACTGGCATCTCGTACTTTCGGGGGATTGCTCTTAATCAGCCGATCAACTACGTTTGAGGACCACCAGGGAGGATTGCGTATGAAGTTGCTGGCGACGATTGCTTTGGCCCTTGCTCTGACGGCATGCGGTGGCGGAGGAGACGGACAGGAAATTGCCGAAAGCGAGGTTGATGTCCCGCCGCCATCCACTGGCTGCAACGTGATCCCGCGGCCGATTGCATGTCTTTAGTCATATGGCGTTGTTGACGGAAATGGTCCCGGTGGAGACGATGGTCGAGCCGGCCGCATCGGAGGCAATCTCAAGGGTGCCCTGGCAGTTGCCGGCGCCTCCTGATGCAAACCAGGTCTCTCCAGCCGAGAGCGCATGCCAAGTGCCAGATGCCGGGGAGAAGACAACCCCCGTCGTACCGCCTGTTCGTGTCGTCCTGGCCCAGTACTGAGAACCGATCCCGGCACTCGGCGGCTTGAACCAAAAGGCATCGCCAGAAATGGCCGTCACCGTCCCGTCAGCGCCAAGCGTGACGCTCGCACCAGCAACGGTGATCGACTGCGTGACACCAGCAGAAGCCGCGCCGAGCATGGCCGTGAGGAAACTCACGCTGTCACCCCCGACCCCGTGATGACAGCCTCTGTCGCTGAGTTGAACCACACCGAGCAAATGCCGCGTGCCGCAAGCGTTCTGTTCCCGGTGCTTGTGCCCCAGCGCAACGTCAGTCCAGCGCCCTGCGTAATGGTCACGGACGAGCCACTGTCGTTGTACAGACCGAATGAATCGCCGGCCGCGAACGTCGATGCCGGAATGGTGATCCCAGCCGAGATGGCGTTGCATTTGCCGCGATCACCAATCGCCGATGTCGTTGCGGTCGCGACTCTGGGAATGACCCGATACCCGATCTCTATACTGTTGACGGTAGACGCATCTTTCAGTGCGGCGACCGTCGTTCCGTTCAGCATGTCCCTCAAAAGGGCGATAAAGGATGCGAACGTGCGCAGGTAGTTATCCCCGTCTGTGGGGGTCTCGCTCCCGGACGGGCTATTGCTCGCTACAGTTGTAGAGAGATCGTTGATTGAGGCTGGAACCGGCATGCTGTCTTACTTGTGGCTGAAGCTATTAGTGCTCGTGGTGCTGGCGTTCATATACGGCTTCATCACTTCGAGCCGAGAAGAGGACCAGAGCGATAAATAGCCTCCTCGATTGCTTGCGGAACCAAGGATTGGCCCGGAACCTTCGTCAACCCCCTCTGCACAGGCCCGGACAGCGAAGCAGCGCGGGCAATCGGGCGCGCGAGAACTCCAGTCATGGCGAGCGGCGTACCAAGCACACCGCTGGCAATGCCGGCTCCCCACAGGTCAAGTGGGCTCGTCTGCGGCAAGCTGCCCATGCGTTCCGGAAGCTGCGCCGCCTTTGGAAAGTTGCCCGCGAAATCTGCAATCGTCTTCAACTCACCCGTTAGGGGACGACCCTTCTTGGCAAGAGAGGCGATCTTTGAGGCGTCCACATTGCCGGCCTGCGTCAGCGCCTTTTCTACGTCGTACACCTTCGCGAGCGTCGTTCTCGCCGCCCGGTAGTTGGTCAACAGGTCTTGCTGCCCAACAGCCTGCAGGTTGCGGTCGATCAGGTCTTCCAGCGCCTTGGCAATCTTCATCTGCGCCCGACCAAACGCCTTCTTCGCCGGGTCTTGCATGCCGCTGTTCGCGCCGCCCTCGAAGCGCAGACGCTTGATGGTCTCGATGGTCTGCTGCGCATCCAGCGAACTTGGCTTGGACAAGGCTTTGACGAGACCGTCAACCTCCTTGTTTGTCACACCCGGAAGTGCCTTGCTGCCACCCGCCGTCTGAAGCGCCACCTTGAACGCATCATCAGAAGCGAACTTCCCGACGCTTCCGAGCTGGGTATACGCGGCATTGGCCGCGTCGCGCACGGATTGGATGGCCTGCGGCGTCAACTCATCTACGCCAATCGCGGCCTTCGCCAACTCATTCGTGACAGCCTGATTGCGCAGGCTGGCGTTCTGCGCCGTGCTGATCTTGCCAGCCGTGCCCTCCATTACCCGGTTGGCAAGGCTCGCCTTGACTTGCGTGGGTGGCAGCACGTAGCCAGCGCCTTGCGCCGCCTCTGCGGCCTCGCGCACGCCTGCGGGAGCGGGCTTGCCGCCAACGACTCGGCCAACCGCCTTTCCAGCAGCACCTGCAACCTTGACCGCGCTCGGCAGCATCCCGCCGATGAGTGCGCCAGTTGGTGCGTCATCCGGGTTGACCAGGCCGGCCGCCGTACCGCCTGCGATTGCGCCACCGGCAGACCGAATCCCGAGGTCGCCGACCTTGCCAAGCAGCGTGGTTGCCGCTGGCGCACCGGTTGCCATTCCGCTCGAGGCAATGGCGTTGCCAAGCCGCGTGGCGCCGACCGCCTTCGCGCCAGCACCGAGCAGGCCAGACGCAGGGCCGGTCCCTGCAATATTGCCGTAGAGACGACCGAGCGGAGCAACAGCGCTACCGCTCGTCAGTTCGGCGAACTCGCGCTTGCCGGCTTCGTTCTGGGACTGGACTTGCGCCGCTTGTGATCCGCCAGCAATCTTGTCGTAGCCGGCCGCCAGCCATTGGGCTCCCGTGTCCACAACATCCTTCAGCCCACGAAGCGGGGACAGTAGCGCCATGGTTTCGCGGCGGATCATCTCCCGACGAGCCGCCGCAGGATCTTGGGCCGGCGCCTCACCATCCCACTTGACCGACGCCGGGTCGATAGCGGGCGCGTCCCACTTTACCGAGCGCGGGTCAATCGGCGTACTCGATGCTGCCATCGCTGTACTCCACGACCTTGCGGCCATTGGCGGTGCCGGTGCGCTTGACTTGGCGTTGCGCCGGGGCCTTCGGCGCAAGTTGGGACGCACCACGGCCAGCGGCAATCGCCATGTCAGCCTCGGCCTGCTGGCGCATGCGCTTCTTCTGCTCGATGTTCTCGGGCTTGTCGCCGATCTTCGGGAAGAACGTCTCGCGGTTCGCCTTCACTTCGGCAGGAGTGGATGCCGCACCAGTCTTGAAGCGCAGGAATGCCTCCGACCACTGGTCCTGTGCCTGCCTGACGCGCTGGGCCTTTTGGCCGATGGCGATGTTTGCCACACCACCAGCAAGAGCCGTCTCCGCCTGATTGCTCAGTGCCGAACTATCGAACCCGACGGCCTCTAGTTCCTTGGAGGCAGACTGCATCTGACCGAGGAACGCCGTGGCCTTCGCCTGCGCCTCCGTCAGATCCTTCTGCTGCGGATCCTTGGCGGGGCGCAGCGGCGTGCTCGAGCCTGGCAACGTCATTAGTTGCGGAGGCGAGCCCGCCCTGTTCGACGGCTGTACAAGCGCCGTTGAGCCGTCCGGTAGTTGCACCGGGACCGGTGAGCCGTAGTTCGCCACAGTGACGGCCGGCTGATGCGTCGTCATCTTCTGGGCCAACTGCTGCGCAGCCTTCTGATACTGCGGCGATCCCTTGCCGTAGATGATGCCCAGCGTCCGCAGTTGCTCCGGCTCCTTCTCGGGAGCGCTCGCAATCGGCTTGAACGTCGCCGGATCCACCAGCGTGTCGCCAGCGCCCAACTTGATCGGAGCCTTCTCCTTCGGCTTCAACGATTCCTTGAGTTGAAGCGCTGCTACCGGGTCGTATTGCGCCAGTGAATTGGCATAGCCTTGATAGTCGAACGACGGCTGCGCGGACTCCGCGACCCTGGCATTCGCGACGGTAGGCCCACCGCCATTTGCTAGCGCCGTCTGGGCGGGAGTCCGCGCAAACTGTGCCGGAAGTTGCTGCATGGCCTGCCGACGCTTCAACTCCTCCAGTTGCGACTGCTGCAACTGCTGCTGGAAGGTGTGCTGCTGCGCCTGCTGGAAGCCTTGAAGCCCAGCCATGCCAGCTTGACCCAGCGCAGGACCAAGACGGCCGCGCGACTGCAACAGGCTCAGTCCCGCCTGGAGAATGCCGTTGTTGATGGCGGCGTCCTTGCCGGCATCGCCGGTGCTGGCGCCAAGGAGTTCAAGGATGCCGGCCATTACTTCCCGCCTCCACCACCGCCGCCACCGTCGCCGATGCCTTCGCCGATGCCGCCAGTGCCGCTCATGCCTGTGCCACCGGCCATGCCCATGGACTCGCCAACGCCCATACCTGCACCAAGCCCTCCGGCACCGCTCATGCCAGAGCCGCCGCTCATACCCATGGACTCGCCGATGCCCATGCCGATACCGTCACCGATGCCCATGCCGCCGATGCTTCCGGCCCCGCCGAGACCGTCGCTTGCCGTCATCCCCATACCGGCCGAAGGACCGAAACCGCCCATGCTGTCGCCCGAGGCAACACCAGAGCCGCCGACATCCCCATACCGACCGATTTCCGGCTGGCCGAACATGCCTGGAACTCCGAACTGGCGCAGAGGAGCCAACGCCTGAGGCTGGAAGATCGGCGGGGTGTACGCCGGCATCTGGTACGGAGAGAAATTCGCTCCGAAGCGGGCAAGGCCACTGTTCGGCAAGCTGGGCCGCGAGAGCACCGCAGGGAGCGCAGAAGGCGCACTCATTGCCTGCTGGCGGCCGACCGGCTGGATGGAGCGCCGCGGGTCCTTAACTGCGCTGGTGAGATCGCCGCCGCCAGCCATTACTTGCCCCCCATCAGGGCGCCGCCGCCAGCACCGATGGCCGCCCCATACGGGCCACCGAACATGGCGCCTAGTTGTGCCCCACCGAGTGCGCCACCGAGTGCTCCAGCCCCCTTGTTGGCTCCAGGCCCGGTTGTTTGCGTGCCGTAGTTCAGGCCAAGCGAGGAACCCAGCGTCGCCAATTGCTGCTTCGGGTAGTCGCGCGCCTCAGTGAATCGCGCGTAGGCGTCACCCAAGTTGCGCTGTTCCTGCCCCTGGTAGGCGCCGCCAGCCTGGAGCAGTGCGTTGGCGTCAACGTAATCCTGATTCGCAATCGTCGGCGCCATCCCGACAGCACCCTGCATGCGATTGCGCTCTGCCGCGTAGTCCGCGCCGCGCAGGTTCGTGGAGATGTCGCCCAGCGTCTGGCCGAGTTGGTATCTGCTCTGACCAAGTACTGCCTGCACCCCGCTGTTGCCGAAGCTGCCAGAGCGCGCATCCAGAGCGTCGATGCTCGGAAGGATCGCGTCTTGGTAGTTGCGGATCACGTCTCCCTGCGCCTGATTGACAAGGGAATCCATGTAGGGGTTGTTGTTGAGGTAACCCCCGCTCAGTGTCTTGGTCAGCTCACCCGATGCTGCGTTGTTGACCGGTGAGCCGTAGATGGCACGCTGTGCCGTGGCGTCCAGCGCTTGCGTCTGGTAGTTGTTGAGTTGTGCCACCGTCTGCCCACCGTAGGGCTGATACGGCATGTCCGCGACTTGCTGGCCGCGCTGCATGAACTGCTGGAAGTACGGGACAGCCCAATCCGGAGGTCCGCTGGTCGTTGACTCGCTGCTGCCACCCGCCATGTCAGTTCACTTCCATTTCGTACACGCTGTACAGTTTTTGGGCCTGGAACCTTTTCTCCCAAAGCCTTCCGATGGAATCAATCGATGATCCGCGGATGGTTTCGCACCCGTTTTGCCGCGCGTAGTCCCGGAGTAGGTTGAAACTTTCCAACCCAGCCCAGCCCGGGCCGTACATCGCGTACACGTAAAGGGTTCTTAGGTTCGGCAGGGTCTGGATCTGGACCGCCGCCCACGCCCTCGGTATGTCGCTGTCGTCAGCTATACCGATTAGCGTTCTCTCGCCCCTGAGCAGGAGCAATTTCAACTGATCTGCGGTTATCTCGCGCGATGCGCGAGCCGTCGCTTGCGATAGTTTATCAGCACCATCCCTCCATGCGATACATATATGTGAGGGAGGCACCGTAAACAGTTTCATTCTGGCGAGACTTTAACCTTAAGCGTGCCGCTCGCCAAATCAATGGCCCCGCCAGATTCATTCTGGAACCTGACGGATACAGTACCCGCCGCAGATACCCACCCGAAAACCAGTATCCCCTGGGTATCCAGCGAGAATGTCGCCTGCACATAATCGCCCAACTGCGAGCCTGGCGCCGATACCGTGGTGGTCGTGCCAGCCCCGTCCACGAGGTTTCCGGGGTCGTAGGTGGCAGTGAACTCGGCCCCCGACATCCGGTTGACCTTCTGGGCCACGCGCTTGGCGTAGGCGTAGAGGGTCTGGAGCAGCGTCTGCTCGCTGAACTGCTGGTTCTCGTCGAGCTTTGCCATCAGCGCCGCCCAGTCGGCATGGCGTCCATGACGAAGCCGTTGAACTCGGTGTTCCCGGTGTGGCTGAAAGCGAAGCGGTGGAAGCGCCCGGTCTGGCGGATGTCGTACTTGCTATCGCTCAACGTGCCGGTGTCCGCTACCGTGAGCGTCTTACCCGGCCCCTGCTTGGTGTAGCCCTGCACAGACCCGGTAGTGGGCTCGGTGATGTATCGGAGCTTCACGCTACGGACGAACGTATCCCGGTAGTCCTCGCCGTAGTCGCCAAGCGTCACCGTGCTGTCAGCGCCCACCCCGGATAGCGTTTTGATGTCGTGGGTTGTGTCGAAGACCGCCAGCGCCCGGCCTCCGGCTTGCCACGACTGAGAGTCCCAAGGGATATCCGGCAGTGCGTCCCATGTGCTGGAAAGCGTGTTGAGCGTGTCCCAGGTCAGGCCCGGCGTGACGTACTGGAAAGCCGCTTCGATGGTGCGGTTCGCCCTTCCCCACCGGCCATTGCGGCGGTGCCACACAATGGCCGAGTCAGGCTGGCCCGTGGTGCTGGCCGCAGACGGGTAGAAGAACCATACGCGGCTGTTCTGCTTGTCGTGGGTGACGATGGTCCGGTAGCGATAGGTCGCGCTCGAGTCGTTGAAGAACCATTGCCGCAGCGCCGACGCGATAGGCGTAGGCCGAGTACCGTCGTACAGCCAGATATCGTCATCGCCAACGAACACGATTCGCCCACCGATGTCGCACACCGCCTCAGGGCCAATGCAGCCGACATCGCCAGGAACCTGGTCCCACTGCCAGACCGGCGGCGGCCCGACATAGGAGCCGACGAACATGTCGGAACGCTTGAATGCAATAACCTGCTGGCCGAACCGGATGGCTGCGGTGATGGCACCGCCAGAACCGATCAGGCGGCCAGAGGTGGCCTGCACCGAAGCGTTGATCGTCCAGCTCGACGCATCCTGGTAGGCGCTGCACCGCCACCTGTCTGGTGAGTCACCAAAGCCAGCGTCGTTGGTATCGAATGCCAGCACGAAGTCTTTGGCCGCGACGATCATCCGTGCCTTGGGCGAGCCTGCGATGGTCGCGAAGGTGCCGGAGGTGGACGACTGGAGAGCGACGACATCATTCGATGCCAGCGCCACGTCGCCGAACTGGGCAAAGCTCCAGCGGTTCTCGCCCGAGCCGGTATAGGTGCCAGTGGAAACGTCAGCCCAAGACGTGCCGGATAGCTCGTACAGCTTCGATTGCGTGCCAGCAATGGTGCGCCTCGTGCCGGCGGTGTTCTGGAGCACTGCAGCCCCTCGGCAGTCGGCCACGAGCACGTCAGATCCAGGATCGACAGGAGACGGCGCTGACGCCATACCCTTGTCTGACGGCACAAGCTGGGTGCAGTCGGTGATGACCCCCGGCGTCGTCGGATCCAGGTCGGGCGAGAAGCCGAGAAGCTCGATCATGATGTATAGTCATCCTCGGACTGGCGGCGCTTCGGCGCAGTGGGCGGGGTAACCGGTAGCCAAACCGGGCGCGACCCTCCTGCTGGGGCTTCTAGAGCACGGCAACCCCGCCAGTTCTTCATGCGACTCACGCCGGCCTCACCTGAAGCGCCGCTCCTGCGTACTTGCGCTCGGCGTTGTTGGCGATCACAAGCGCCATCTGCTGGTCAAACAGCGCCTCGTAGTTGCGTGCAGCCTCGAAGTCCTTCAGGTACACCGCAGCGTGTTTCAGTGCACCGTACAGGTAGGCCGATGGGAACTCGGCCAGGATCGAATTCGAGGTGTTGGAGTCGGAGAGCGGCGTGAACTTGGCGTTGTAGGTGGCGATCACCGAGCCGTCGCCGTCGTCAGCGAACCGCAGTTGTGCGCCGACGATGGTGTAGTAGTTCACGAATGACGGACTGCTGGCGTTGACCATCTCCAGCTTGTCGGGGGTCACGTAGGACAACCTGCGAGCGGTGTCGCCGTTCCAGATCACGGAGCGAGCCGAAAGCCAGCCTGTGGGCAGCGTCGCAACGCCAGCCGTCACCGTGACCGTCGAGCGCGTCTCGAACTCGATTTCCTTCACCCTGATTTGCATCTCCGCCTCGGCCTGGTCGATGAACGTGTCAACGACAGACGTGAGGTCACTGCGGTTCACAAAGTCCGCAATCTCGGTCTTCAGGGCACTGTAGGTTGTCGCCATGGCTTCCTGCTCTCAAACCTCATGTCGCGCACTGGCTGGTGCGTCTGTGGCTCCGCTTCGGTGATATCGACTTGCCCGGCGTAGGTCAGGAGGTCACGCAGTTCTGATGCCGAATAGCACCAGCGGTGGCACATGGCCTCGTTCTTGTACCGAGGGTCACCGAACAGGCCCCACATCGTCAGGTGGATCGGCGCTGGCTTCTGGCGTTCTGCGTACCAGATGAATGCGTCCAGGATCTTGTCCAGGCACGGCATTTCCAGCACCAGGAGCCCGCCGGGCTTCAGAACCCGGATCCACTCTTTAAGCACGTCCTCGCTTTTCCAGCGGTAGATATGCTCAAACAGGTGGTAGGCGTGAACCTCGTCCGCGTAGTCGTCGGGGAAAGGTAGCGGGCCGGTCACATCCGCAACCACGTCGGGTTGGATGCTCGTCCAGTTATTCGCCAAGTCGATATTGACGAACCCAGGCCAGATTTTAGCGCCACAGCCGAGGTTGAGGCGCACTAAACTATCCGACATGAGCAAATCCTTGATTGACGCGGCAGCACAAAAGGCAGGCATCGGCATTGGCAACCCGCCATGCGTGCCGGCACTCGGCGACTTTTGTTCGCGCTATGGCCTTGAGCGCTTCGCCCAAGCCATAGCAGAGGAGTGTGCCAAGTTGTGCGATGCCGCAGGCCCTGAGATGAGCGAGACGTATGGCTCTGGGGCAGAGTGCATCCGAACTGCAGAGACAATCGCAGAGCGCATCCGTAACATGCTTTAGTTGCCGCCCAACAGCGCAGCTTTCCATAGCGCTCCGATCCTCTTTGGCGAATACTCACCACGGATATATGCCTGTGCGCGCTTGATGCGCGAGATAACCTCGTCCTGATGGGACAGCGCCCATTTCACGCCGTCGCCAATATCGCCAACATAAACCCCGAGGTCGCCGTATGATGGGAGGTATCCGCACACAGGGAACAGGCCCCTTCGGAGGGATTCAATCGCCCTGTTGGCTGACTTCGCCATGGACTTACCGGTGGGGATCACGACCAAGCCGGCCCTATCAAAAGCGCGATCCATCTCCTGCGGGCTCCATTGGGTCGTGCCTTCGAAGTTGGAGACAACCTCGAGGTTCTTGAGCTTGCCCACCCATGGGGCCAAGTCACGCAGGTTGGTCCGGTGGCCGAACCACAGCAGCTTGTCGTGAACGCGAGCAGGCTTCTCAGGCTGCTCGTAGGGGTCAGGGATCGCGATGGCATCCTTGCCCGTGCGCTCGCGGATGACGCGCTGCATCTCCGCGCTGTTGCACGTCACCAGATCCGCCTTCAGGCAGCAAAGGTGGTAATGCTCGCCCCACTGCGGGTGGTCGAAGTTGTCATCACAGACATCGAAGCACTTCTTGCTGTAGCCAGCCGTCTGCTCGTCCCAGTTCCAGTTGTGCTTGTTCATCACGACCCACTCAGAGCCTGGGCCGATGCCGAGCTTTGCTAGCTCGGCTGTGGGGATGATCGCCCTGTACCGGCTGGAGGCAAGGTGCTCGCCGCAGTGCTTGAACGTGACGTTCACGCTTCGATGTGATTGACGGCCTGCTTTGTGAGATGCCATTCGGCCGAGTGGTCGCAGTCCTTGTAGTGCTCCATGCCCGGCACGCCCAGCGTGTAATGCACGAGTTTGGCATCCGGGTTATGTTCGTACTCGCTCGCCAACCAGTTCCACTCGCGCGGCAGATCACCAATCTGCTCATCGTGCAGGTGCTCGAAGCGGTGCAGGACACGCCCGGAGTGCTCCTCAACGTACTTCGGCGTCAGGATCCGGTTCGCCGGGTGGCCGCAG